GTCTTAATGAGCGCATCATGATTGACTTTGTTGACTACAATGCAGTAGATGCTCTTAAACAGATCGGCATTAAATACTGGAATCTAGCACCAAAGACGACTCCTATCCCGTGGTTTAACAAGCATACGGATACCTCCAAAAAGCAGGCAGCCCTCCAAGAAACGGAAAGCACATCTTACGTGATCGGACTCATGTCAGATAATCTTGACTATGATGAACTACCAAATTTATAAGGAACAACCATTAAGCAAAGTATAAGGAGATAACGATGCAAAAAGCAGTAATATGGAGTAAAGACAACTGTAGTTTCTGTCTATCAGCAAAGAATTTGTTGACAGCAAAGGGAATTGAATATGAAGAACGCAAGATTGGCGCCGGCTATACTAGAGAACAACTCCTAGAAGTAGTACCCAATGCAAAGACGGTTCCGCAGATTTTCCTTGATGGAGAACTTGTGGGTGGATACACCGAACTAAAAGCTAAATTGTTAGCTGAAGCAGCATAAAGGAAAGAAAATGGAATATAAAATTAATGAAGTATACACGTTTATAATGACTTCGGGTCAAGAAACACTAGCTAAAGTTCTGAGTGTTCAAGGCGACGAGATCATTATCAGTAATCCTGTCGCAGTTGCGCCGGCTCAACAGGGAATCGGTCTTGTTCCTGCAACATTCACCGCAGATCCGAAGGAAAATCTAGTACTAAATAGACATAGTATTGCAATGTCTGCATTGACTGATAGTAGTATCAAAGCGAAGTATATTCAAGCAACTACTGGATTAGCAATACCTACAGAAAAAAAGTTAATATTAGGATAATAGATGCCAAAGTTAAGCAGAAAAGGTGATCAGGATTCAGGTGGCGGCAAGATCGTCAGGGGAGCCAGCACCGTTTTTGCTAACGGTGTCGCAGTCGGGTTACATGTGAGTGACATAACTTCACACGGTCCCGGCCCCCATAAGTCAGCAAAAACGACAGAAGGTAGTCCTACTGTGTTTGCTGAAGGTGTCGCTGTTCTACGGGTTGGATCAGGCAACTCATGTGGACATCCTATCTCAGACGGTAGCCCAGATGTATTTGTACCGTAAAGGGTAATCATGGCAGATTCAGGCGTTCAAAGTCCATTAGGAATTAATGTATTAGGGTCAGTGTTGAATAACACTGGTATTCATATCAATAGTGTTGCTACCAGTTATATGGGATCAAGCAAGACAAATTCAAACTATGCCTTTGGTAGCCTAACATATGATACGGTTCTACGACTTTTAACATGGGCTATAAATGATGGTTATAATCGTGGACCCGGCAACGGAAATGCAACGCTCACTGACGCTACATATAACAATCTAATATCTATTGGTAAGGGAACTATACCTGCATTAGGAAATTCAATACCGCCTACCTATCTAGCAGAAGATCCAGCAGGTGTATGGACTACTACAGCACAGGCTATTGCTACCCAGCAGAGCGTCGTCCCGGCCATGCCTGCACCAGCAACATCTGGATATCCAATATCATATGATAATGTTGATCAAGGTCAAGACGCATCTTGGCTACCCTATGACACAACCAATCCAAATAAGTCAATAACCCAATGGGGATTTGCTAGGCTACCTGCACTACAGGCATGGAATGAATTCAATTGGAATGGAACTGTAGTAGATCAATCTACTCCTGAATATAAAGAATTCTGCTCATCGTTTATCTCATATAATGCAGTTGCATCATCATCCAACAAAGCAATCATATCAATTGACAATTCTGACACCTTTATGCAAGGTACTTATAGTAATATGAATGACCTTGTCAGTGCTGATATAACAGGAGTGAGCCTGTCTACTACCGATTTTGGAAATGATCTGATTAGCCAGGGAAAGATCATCAATCTGAAAAATATTGAAACTTTCGGACTACCTTCTAACCTACTCGCTACATTAGGGCAAAATTATGCGATGACCGAAGACCTCATCCTTGCATTATTGTCAGCAGGATTATCTAGAAGTGACATCACTTCAATCTCAACTGGTACCGCATCTAATGTAGCCACGATCACTGAACAGCAAATTTACGGGGCATTTTTGATCATTATAGGGGAGAATCTAACAAATATTCTCGCTATATTGCAATGCAATCTCCCTAATATTAACACACTTGCAGACTTGCTGAATCTCCGACTATTATTCCCCACTAGTTATTCATCACTGACGGTTCCTATCTACAATGCGAATCCTGGACCTACTAATAGTAAGACTTACTATCTCATATATCAAGACGGTGGTGTGAACAAGTCATTAAGTGCTCCGGCTATTCAGAGTTATGTAGGTACTATCATTCCTTCAGGAACTCCTCCGATTAGAGACACCGCATTAGACCCGCAGAATTATTCAGAATTGCCAATTGGATTTGATTCATATTTATTAGGAATCCTTCCGAATGATCAAGCAGTCGCGGCTGGCGCATTCTCGTATACGATGCAGCAGATCAAGAATATAAAAAATGTAGATATCCTTAAATTGGCCAAGGTCGCCCAAGGAATAGAGACTATGCTAGATTTGCCCCTAGTAGCAGGAACAGACAAGCCCACAGCCCAATCAGCCACTGACTACAGTAAGCAAGTATGTTCATTGGGCAGCGGTCCTGCAGGCTCCTATACTATGTCAGACTTCTTTGGTTGTATGTCTGGTCTACCTTATCCATGGCAATTGACGCAGACCAGGATGTCACAATTGCAGACTGATAATCTATATAAAATATATAGCCAACTTTTTCTAGCGGTTACGTGGGAACCAGCAACGGTGTCAGTGCAATATACGACATATGACATTGGACTTACTACCTACTATCATATCACTGGGATCACTCTCGTGGATCGTGGTGGCGGATACGGTAGGGGAGGTGCTGGGCCACCCGCGATCACACTATCTAATGGTGGTAGTGCTACTGCTATCATAGGCACTGATGATAATGAGGCCGCATCATATTCATATTTGAATGGTTGGAATTATGGCAGGGTGACTTCAATAACGCTTGATGATCCCGGAATAGATGCGACTAGTCCTCCTACAGTAATGATCCAATGTCCTCCTACAAGCAATGGTGGAGGTACAAATACTGCTCCGGCAACCACTGGCTGGCAATCTCCGATGAACGGTGTAGTGCAGTATTATATAGATCAAGCCAACGCAGAGATCGCCTCTATTCAGGCCAATAATCCGGATATCTCACTTCATCTTAACACATATTGGAATATCTTTGGAGATCAACTGGCGAGGGAACAAAGGGCGAGATACACGAATCTCCCTCCAGTCGCTGTACCTAAAGATTATTTTTCCAATCAATATCCTGCAGCACTTTCTAATTTTGTGAATTCTATTCCCACATTTGCTATGGATACTAGACCCCACATGGCTGTGCAAACGCTGGAGGCAATCAGCGATCTTAATACATTGGGCGGACAGAGCCTTGTTGCTATGATGAGACAGGAACGAAATCAATCTAGGCTTAGCAATTTGGGAATTGATCCGGACAATAACATCAGTGATCAACTCACTCCTGCACAAGTGAAGACAGTCACGACTAACGGAACTATTGACGGAGCAACTGCCGGAATTCCTAGTTGTGGTAATGATTATACCTTCCCTGCTTGGCCAGGTAATGATCAAAATGGCAATCTTGTCACGCCGGTACCAATGGGTATATATGATTCTTCTGTGGGATTCCAACCAATTCCTACTAATACTGCCGGAGACATAACACAAATATTAGATTGTAATCCTAATCCAGTAGCCAACCCAATAGTACCAGCAGGACCTGTGACTAGCGGACCTACTAGTAGCATCGTCATCATCGCTCCGCCGGCTGAATACGATCCTACAAATCTTCCGCCCAATCTGGATCCTAACTTTATCAGTAGCACATTGCTTCCGGCAAGCCCTAATGTAGCCACTGCTATTGATCATGTGGTTACTTGCAATTGTGACTGCTGGGTACAATAAATATTTCTTCTACCTCTGGTTAGCATAATTATTAATAGTAGGAGTATAGATGTCATATTTATTTACCAGCGAGTCCGTGAGCGAAGGGCATCCGGACAAGGTAGCGGACGCTATCAGTGACAGTATCCTAGATATCTTGATGACTGAACGCGATCCATCGCTAAGATGTGCGTGTGAAACTCTTGTAACTACCAATCAAGTCGTCGTAGCAGGCGAGTTCAAGGGCGTAATAGATACATTAGATTTAGAATATATGGTTCGTAAAGTTGTTAAAAACATTGGTTACGAACAAGAAGGTTTTCATTGGAAGAATCTTACAGTTGCTAATATCATGCATGGACAGAGTCCTGATATTGCATTAGGTACAGACAACTTCGGCGCTGGTGATCAAGGGCTCATGTTTGGTTATGCTTGTAACGAGACAGATAATTTCATGCCAGCCCCGATACATTATAGTCATAAGATCGTTGAGACATTATCTATGATTAGAAAGCAAGGTATAGGTATCGGCCCCGTTCTAGGCCCTGATGCCAAAAGCCAGATCACCATGGAATATAATGATGATGCGACCGTGAAGCGTATTGATAAGATTGTTTGTTCTACGCAGCATGCTACTGATCTAGACATAGAATATTTGCGTACAGGCGTCAAGGAAACTATTAAGGCAATCATTCCAGAACAACTTATTGACGATGACACAAAGTTCTTGATCAATCCAACCGGTAGATTCGTTGTTGGTGGACCTGATGGTGATACTGGATTGACCGGTCGTAAAATAATTGTTGATACTTATGGCGGATCAGCGCCTCACGGCGGCGGCGCATTCTCTGGTAAAGACCCTACTAAGGTTGACCGATCAGCGTCCTACATGGCTCGTTATCTCGCTAAAAACATTGTAGCATCGGGTAAGGCTAATTGGGCTCAGGTTCAACTGAGTTACGCTATTGGAGTAGAAGAACCTACTAGCGTGTATGTAGACAGCGACGGAGAAAGCAGAGACTTGACAGATTGGATCATCAAGAATGTTGATCTCACACCTAAAGGCATCATTGACAGATTTGACCTGTTTTCTCCTATCTACAGTGCCACGACTAACTACGGTCATTTCGGTAAAGCTTATCTACCTTGGGAAAAAGTGGATCTATTCAACCTATGATTAGACAGTGGTTTGACGGTAAAGACGATTTTATGAGGAAAACTGTCGAGAAAGATCCTGACGGAAAAAATCATAAATTTACCCTAGAAATCCTAGAAAAAGAAATTTCTGAAAATCTCTCTTTCAATGAGATTATGCAAGATCATGTAAGTCATAGACAGACAAAAACAGTAGAAGTCCTATATAGCGGAGGAATTGATAGCGAGGGCATTTTGAATAGCCTTCACACGAGCGGGGTGTCAGTAACTGCGATCACGATGAGATTAATAGCAAATGGATATCCTATCAATACACATGACTTGTATCACAGTGAAAAATTCTGCCGTGAAAATGGAATTATCCAAAAAATCATTGATTTAGATGTAAAAACTTTTTACGAGAGTGGTAAATTTTTAGATTATATAGAACCTTACACTATATGCCAGCCGCATGTAGCTACTCATTTTTGGCTATTTGAACAGACGACTGGTTTTCCTGTATTAGGAGGCTGCTATTTTTGGCCATGGACTCG